ATAAAATGTCTATTATGGAAAACCTATTAGGCGATGAATGGCTAGGGATAGAAATATATCCACCCGCAAAATTCATGGTTGATACAGCTAATCAGTATCATTTGATTTGTATACCGCCAGAATTTACAGACCATTTTCCTTTTGGGTGGAAGCACAGGGAAGTAATGAGCGTAGACATTAAAGGCGGTTACAATAAACTTGGACAAACCTACAGGGGAAACAGAAAATGATAGAGCAACCAACAAAAATAGGGAACAAAACGCTTTATAACGTAAGAGTCCTAAATATTTCAGTAGCCAAGCATTACGGCTTAGTTAAAGAATATTGTGAGCTTGTTTCTAAGGCTAGAGAAGACCTTAAAACAAAAAGATTGCATGAACTGGCTGAAATGTCGGCTGACCAAATTCCTGTAGAAGACTCAGATGATAATTCTGAGTCTGATATTATTGATTTAGGGGAAACAAGTTTTGAAGAAAACAGGAAAATTCAAGACGAACTTACCCTGTACTTCTCAGTTAAAAAACACCTAGACCAGTTGGTGTTGCAAAAATTAATGAAAAATAAAATACAAAAGTTTGGAGCAGATAAACGATGAATAAATTTTTAGAGATTGTTTTTGATAGTGCGTTTTTAATTATAATTTTTCTAATAATAGGTTTTGCGTAGACATAACCCAAAAACTAATATAGGTTTTAAATTGAATTGGAGTTCACATGAAAAAATCAAAACTAATTTTCACTTTATTGTCAGCCGTTGTTATCGGTGGGTGTTCAACCATGCCAATAGTGGACAGTAGGGGAAAATCGTCAGCCAATTTAAAGGGTGACATGAACCGATTCCACGATGATTATTATACTTGTAAAAGCTTAGTAGAAGACCAGACCAGTTACGTTTGGGATAAGAGCAAAGCAGTCTATAATGGTCTAAGGTGGAGAGTGCTATGGCTTTCACCTAAAGCAAATACCAGAAAGGATTTTGTTAATAGGTGTCTTGAGGGTCGTGGCTATAATGTAATTAATAGATAATAAGGAAATAATATGGCTAATATAATAAGTTCAATAGAAGATAGAACAGAAAATGGAAATCCTAACTATTCTATCGAATTAATAGATGGGCGTAGGTGCTATTTAAGGGGGGTAATTTTGAATCCTATGCCACTTGCGGGAGATGCTATAAATTTTGATGTTATAAATACAAAAACATCAGCTAAAGGAAATCAGTACACGAATATCCAGAATTTAAGTGTTGTACCAAATCCAAATGACCAACAGGCATCATATCAACCCCCACAAGCACCGCAACCAGTTCCACAGGCTAATAATACCTTCACACCTAAACAGACTAATGGTGGCTTTAATAAAGGGGATACACAGCGGTTAGATATATTCGTAACTGGTGTTGTTGGTAGGTCTATGGGTTCTGGTCACTTTTCGGTGAATGATATTGAGATGCTTACTAAAAATGCAGTAAGGGCATTTAATGAAAACCTTAAAGAACTATAAGAAGCTCTTTGCCGACTTTTGGGGGTATCACGAAAATGATATCCCCCTTTGTTGGAATTGTCATAAAGAACAGGCGGTTGATATACATCACTTGATTCCGAAAGGCATGGGTGGAGTCAAAAACAACCGGCTGAACCGCATAGACAATCTTTATGCCCTATGTCGCAAGTGTCATACGCTAGGACATTCTGACAAGGAACTTAACGAGCAATGGAAAAAAGATTTATTAGAACGCATAGAATGGAAGAAGGAAAACCCAAATGATTGGTGAAAAGTTATGTAAAGAGGTAGTGAGCATTGTTGAAAATCGTGGCATGGACTATGGCGATATCAAACAAAATCATGAAGAAATAGCTAAAGGGTGGTCAGTCATTCTAGGAATAGAGGTAAAACCGCATCAAGTGGCGTTGTGTAACGACTGGCAGAAGACAGTAAGGCTAAAGGCTAACCCAAAGCATCACGACTCATACAAAGACAAAATCGGGTATATGATAACCTATGCGGAGTGTATCAAGTGACAGATATTTATTCATTACAATTTGACCCCCATAAGATATCACACCAACAAGAGGAACTTGGGATGATATTTGCTGATTTAGATACAGCCGTAGAGCTTATGAAAAAAGAAGAAAAAATGATAATAGCGGAACTAACACTTCAATTTTCACGGCAAAAAATGTATAAAAACATGAAAGAATTAGATGGGTTAATATTCACCCACGACAAGTTTAGGGATTTTACTAATAGATATAGTGAAACTCTGAAGCGAAGGAATAGAGCCAAAATAAGGTTTGAATCCTTCAAAGCCTTTCGGGATGACCTAAGAACTAAGGTCGTTAATGAGAGGGAAATGGCAAAATTTAACTTATAGAAAGGAGTTTACAATGCCAAAATCACAAAGGGAAAATATCCTAGAATACCTAGAAATAGGTAACAAAATCACCCCGCTAGAAGCCTTATATCAGTTTGGCTGTTTTAGATTGAGTGCGGTTATATTCAATTTAAGACAAGAGGGGTTTAATATTATCACTCACAATAAAACTGTGGATGGCAAAACATTTGCTGAATACGAACTTTTGAAGGAGAAAAGCAATGGTAACATATGATAATTCAAAGACTTTTCTTGAGTTCGAATTGCAAAGAAAAATTGATAAGCAAAAAGAACGAGGTTTAGCAAAACATTCAAGCGAAATAAGGGTTATGGATAACCTTCTGGATGCTCTTAATGAATATATGATTAAGTTCGGCAGACAAAGTAACGCCTATGATTTATGCTTTGATTTGAAAAAACAGATTGAAGAAAACAAAAAGCACACTCAAAATTATATGGATTTGATATGAGGGAGCATTTTGAAAAGTTTGATTTGTTGCCTTTATCTTTCTCACATCTCAATGAGTTCGCTTTTTATCGGGAACGATGGGCGTTAAGGCGAATATTCGGGTATGAGTTTCCAACAAGTGCGTCAGCCGTTAGGGGTCAATGTGTGGAGTCTGGAATTAATATGGTTCTAAATGGATTATCGCTAGAAGAAGCAACAGAAAAGATGGTTGCTGAATTTGATGCAAACTGTTCTAGAATAAATGACCCGAAAACAGAAGATGAAAGAAATAACTTAGTGCCATTATTACAGCTAGGAACTAAGGAATTTGGGAAGTATGCGTATACATGGAATCTATTGACCTATCAAAAGAAGGTAGAAATAGAAATAGATACTATACCTTTTGTGGGTTACACCGACTTTCATTTTGAAGATAAAAAGACCAAAGAGGATTTTTATATTGATTTGAAAACGTCTAAAAGTCTACCGCAGAGGGTTAGTATTTCTCATGCTATGCAACAATCCATCTACCAGAAAGCGACAAATGCAAAGCAAATCTTGTGGTATTTGAAGAACCCTACAAAGACAAAAGATGCTGAATTTATTGCTATGTCGTTAGATGATTACGCACAACCTATGAAGATATGTAAGCATATTCTAAATGTTATGGGTAATTACCTTAAAACTGTTAATACGCCAGATGAGGTAAGGAATACCTTAGTGCCAAACCCCGATAACTGGATTTGGAAAGAACCTACAGTATTTCAAGCTAGAAAGGACGTTTGGGGATATTAACCAAGAAACCCCTTTAGGTTTCGACTTGGAGGGGTTACAATAAACTAAGATTGGAGTTCTAAAAATGATTATTTATGAAAATTCAAAACCAAAAGAAAAACTAAAAGCATGGTATCTATTCACAGAAGACTTTGTGGCGGGTACTCAACACCTTAGTAATGAAGAAGTGGGTATATACATTCGTTTGCTATGTTTCAACTGGAATAAACGCTGTTCGGGTATACCAAATGACTCTAGCACACAATACAGGATAGCTAATTGTTTTACCGATAATGAGAAAAAAAGTTGTGATAATGTTCTACAAGAGTTTTTTGTTTTAGTGAATGATAAGTACCAAAACGAAAGACAACTACAGGAATATCTTTATATTTCAAGGCGTATGGAAGCATCTAAGGAGAATGGAAAGCTTGGTGGCAGACCAAAAAAACCTAGCGATAACCTAGACAAAACCCCCCTACCCCATACCCCTACCCCTACCAGTTACCCTAAGAAGATAAAACAACCGAATTATAATCCCCTTTTTAAAGTATTTTGGGAAAAGGTAGCTAATAAAGTCAGCAAGGGAACAGCCGAAAAGAATTTTATGAAGCTAGAAGACAAATGGATAGAAAAGCCAGAAGAACTAGCTGATATGTATAACAAATATTATAAGTCTGTAGAAGATAAGCAATTTGCAAAGCAACCCGCCTTTTGGCTTTCCGCTAAGAAGTATGAGGATGAAAAACCAAAAGAAATAAGCACAGAAAAGGTTGATATGTATTCCTTTAGACTCAAAGAATATAAAAAGGTTATACAAGAAAAAAAGTCTAGAAATTATGTTTCCCAATGGGCGTTACACAATTTATGGGAAGTTGAAAAAGCTATCAAAGAAAGTGAGTTTTCTAAAGATGATGCTGAAAAGTATTTAGATTTAAGGGGGTGGCTATGAAAAAAATCATCTCAATAAATTATCAAGAAATGTCTGAACAAGCGGTAGCAAGACCACAAAAAGCATTTCTTGAAATGGATGACGTTATAAAAATGGATTGTTTAAACGATGCTATCTACGATTTAGAAGAACTTAGAAAAGAGTTGGACAAAAAAATGTGTTGGAAACTAAAGCGTTTGACTAAGAATTACTACAAGAATAAAAAATGCTAGAGGTCATAACATTCACCATGTATCTGATTACCATAACAGATATAGAAAACCCTAATGTTGAAGTTCACCGCCTTGTCTTTGACAACCATGCTGAATGTTTAGCGTTAGCCACAGCCATCAACCAAGTTCGTGACCCTATTTCTACAAAAAAGAACTGTAGAAGGGTCATTAACTACTATTGGGATTTGCCTTGAGTAAAGCACAAAAGATAATAGGCTTTGGTGACAATAGGGAAAAAAATGATTTCTATGCAACGCCAGAGGAGTCAACCGAAAGCCTTTTGAGGGTTACAACCTTTAGGGGTGACATTTATGAACCCTGTTGCGGTCAAGGTCATATATCCAAAGTACTTATAAATAACGGCTATAATGTGTTTTCTAGTGACTTAGTAGATAGAGGATATGGAACACCTCGCATCGACTTTCTTATGGAAACACAAAAGCACGACAACATAATTACAAACCCCCCATTCAAGAACGCATTAGAGTTTGCTGAAAAGGCTGTAGAACTAGCTAGGTACAAAGTGGCTTTACTTCTCAAACTTAGCTTTCTGGAAGGTGTAACAAGGCGAGAGTTCTTCAAGAAATATCCACCAGAAAAAGTATGGGTATTTAGTCAAAGACAGGCATTAATGAAGAATGGTGAACCTTATAGCGGTGGTATGTTAGCTCTAGCATGGTTTGTATGGTCAAAAGGTAATATTGAATCACCAACAATAGGATGGATATAATGGATAAAGATTACGAAAAAATATTTGCACTCAAACCAATCGTTCCAGATACAGGACAACGCAACACTAGGGTATTCAAAAAGAAAACAGTTGAGATAATGAAAAAACTAGCG